GCTGATCGGTGAAGGCCGCAGCAGCGCCACCAGGATGTGGCGCTTGTCGTTCGGGCTGTCTGAAGCCATCAGTACGACCTCCAGACCTCGATCTCGACGATCCACAGGTACAGGTGGAACTCGCCACGGTCGAAGCCAATGGCGAAGTACGGCCAGCGACGTGGAAACCACTCCACGGCGATGCGAGGGCGCAGCTTCATGTCGTGGTCTCCTGCTGGCTGGCCAGCCCCTGCTTGATGTAGTGCAGTACCTGGGCGGCCAGCGTCCTGGTGTCTGCCTCGGCCTGGCGGCGCAGCGCCAGCTCAACGTCTGCCGGAATGCGGATCGTCATGTACCGATCCTTGGTGGCAGACGCCGACGACTTGGAGGTGGTCGGCGCATCCATCAGTCAGTCCCGCCTGGGTTGGTGATGGCAGCTTCCTCGAACATGTCAGCCGTGGCCTGGCCATTGGCCAGCTCGACAGGGATGCCGTGGGTCAGCAGGTTGACCAGGGCGTCCTGGCCAGCCACCTCGATCTCGAATCGAGTCTGGGCAGCGTGCCGGATGGCCTGGGCCTGGTTGCCGGCTCGGATCAGCCGATGTCGCTTGGTCTCGGTGTCGGTCACCAAGTAGATGCGCGTGGTCATGGGTTTCTTTCGTGGGTTGATGAAAAGGCCCGGATCAGCTCCTTGGCAGCTTCCGCACCTTTTCCCACTATAACGCAATATCCCACACTTTCTAAGTATGCGATCCAGTCCTTCTGCTCTGGGCTGAGGCTGCTGCCTTTGGCGCGCTTCATCTCGATCCACAGACGCCAGGCCGGCACGAACAGGTCAGGCACGCCGGAGGCCACGCCTTCAGCCTTCAAGCGGCCAGCAGTGGCCTTGCTCCTGGCCCCGCCATTGGGTACAGCAAAGATGCGCACGCCTGGCCAAGTCTGGCGAAACCAACGCACCAGCTCGCGCTGCTCCTCGTGCTCGGTCGGCAGCCGGTCGGTCAGAATGGGCATTCGGCCTCCCACTTGTCGCATGCGTCCAGGGTGGCTGCAAAGTCCTCGGGCGGCTTCATGAAGAACTCGACGCACAGGCCGTCCACACCGTAGTGCTCGCAGGTGTGGCAGCACTTTGGCGGCCCAGCGCGCATCCACTCACGCCACTGGATCAGGAACTCTGGCTCTGGTGGTCTGGTGCTCATGGTCGCACCTCCACAGCCTCAACAATTCCACCAGTTCCGTTGTCAAACTCAGCCGCCAGCATGACCGCCTCCTTGGCAGTCTTTCCGAGGAACATGGCAGCCAAGGCAAAGTCGCGCCCAGAACCCACAGCATGGAAGCTACGTCCAACTGGTACAAAGAACCCGCCTGCGTGCTTAAAAGCCTGGCTTGTGCCAAGTTGCACAAGAAGGATTGCAGGGTCGTTTTCCGCTTTCTCGTAGTCAGGATAGCCATGATCCATCACATCATCAAAGGTCATGGACTTGACCTGCTTCCACCACTTAAGCATGTGGTGCTGCATGCCTGCGCCACCGGCTACAAAGTCATTGCCGAAATACAGCTTGGACGCATGATCAAACAAGCCATAGTTGTCCTCGTGCAGCGTGTCCGCTGCGATGGTCTTACCATCGAATGCAATGGTTGTCATGTGTTCTGACCTCCAAATTCACCCAAGCATTTTTTGCAGACGATCAGTCCGCGCATCGCTCTGCGATATCCACAATGCTCACACATCATTTGCTTCTCCTGTTTTCATGCTTCCACCAAAACCAGGGCATCACCCTGTCGTCAATTTCCCACATCGGCACGCCAGTCAGCTCTGACTGATGCTTGCGAAACCTGCGCATCGCCTTCATCAGAATCTGGCGCACGCGCTCCTGTGTCCGGCCCATCACCTCGCCTGCCTCGCGCAGCGTGCAGTTCTCCAGCACGCACAGGATGACAGCCTGCTCCTCCTGCTCGGTCAGAGGTGTGATGGCCACCAGGCGGCGCGCAAAGTCCTGCCTGATCCACAGATCAGGATCGGTCTGCGTCGGCCACCAGAAATCAATCGGCTCGCACGGCTCTGGCTCAATGTGCCGGCTGTACCAGATAGCCTTGACCTCGCTGGACAGGCTGGCCACACCGAGCTTGCCATAGTGCGGAAGGGCGCGGCCTCTCACTCCCACCTCCGGCGCATGACCCGGAAAAACTTGCCGTCGCGCTTGAACTCGATGCTGCGCGGTGGCTGCGTCTGGTTGAGGTTTGCGACCATCTCCTCCAGCGTCTGGACGTTCAGGCCGCCTGGTGCGATCTGGCCACGCTCGGCCATCATCACGAGCTGCTGCATGGCCTTCTGGCCGGCATATCCCTCGTGCATGATCGGCAGGTACTCGGTGATGGCCGGATCGCTCAGGCCACCGTAGTAGGTGACGGCGATCATCTCCTTGCCACTGGCGCGGCTGACGTGCTTGCGCCAAGTCCAGCCGGTGACATCGAGGTCGATGCCTTCCAGGCCCATGATGTCGTCCTGTCGCAGCTCCAGCTTGCGCTTCTCAGGCTCAGGAAAGGCGTGGCCACAGGCCGAGCACACGCGTGCTGCAATGGCGCACAGCTCGCCACAGTTGTCGCAGACCTTCACTGGTGCCTCGCCATTGCCTTCTCCGGCTTTCTTGGGCGGCTGCACGGCCGTGATCGGCCCATGCGTGGCCACCACGCCAGCGAAGTCCAGCACCAGGCAGTGATCGGTGTGGCTTTTGACCCGCATGCCGCGGCCTGCCATCTGCACATAGAGGCTCGCGCTCATGGTCGGACGCAGCATGGCGATCAGGTCGATGTCAGGGTAGTCGAAGCCGGTGGTCAGCACATTGGCATTGGTCAGGGCGCGCAGACGGCCAGCCTTGAAGTCGGCCAGAATCTGCTCGCGCTCCTTCTTCGGCGTCTCACCAGTCACACAGGCTGCAGGGATGCCGTGGATCGTGCTCAGGACAAATGCCACATTCTCGGCGTGCTTGACGCCAGCGCAGAAGAACAGCCAGGCCTTGCGCTCGCCGGCCAGCTCGATCACCTCCTGCACCACGGCCAGGTTGTTGGCGTCGGTGTTCACGGCCGCCTGCAGCTCGGCCTCGATGAACTCCCCGCCACGCTTATGGACGCCACTGGTGTCCAGCTTGGCCTTGGTGACCTTGCTGCGCAGTGGTGCCAGGTAGTTCTTGAAGACCAGCTCCTCGATGCTGACCGGCTCGATCAGGTCGTCGAAGAGCGCCGGCTTGTCGGTGATCAGGCCGTGGCCCAGGCGGTATGGCGTGGCCGTCAGGCCCACCACCCGCAGCGCAGGGTTGATGGCCTTCAGCTCGCCCAGCAGCTTGCGGTATCCACCCTCGTCCTTGTGGTTGACCAGGTGGCACTCGTCGATGATCACCAGGTCGATGTGGCCCAGCTCGCGCGCCTTGCTGCGCACCGACTGGATGCCGGCGAAGGTGATCGGCTCGCCGAGCTGCTTCTTGCCGATGCTGGCGCTGTAGATGCCCATCGGCGCGCCTGGCCAATGCAGGCGCATCTTTTCAGCGTTCTGCTCGATCAGCTCCTTGACATGCGTGAGCATCAGCACGCGCGTCTCTGGCCAGTTCTGCAGGGCGTCCTTGCAAAGGGCGGCCACGATGTGGCTCTTGCCGGACCCGGTCGGCAGCACCAGGCAGGGATTGCCGTGGTGGCCAGCCTCGAACCAGGCATAGAGCTGGTCAATGGTGCGCTGTTGGTACTCTCTCAACATGGCGTCAGTCCTTAAAGCCAACCATGATGCTGGGTGGCATCGGCAGTGACACGCCAATCGGTCGCCACAAGTGCAGGCAGTTCTGGTGGTTGTTGACGTACTCGCTGCGCGGTGGGTGGTACTGGATCACGCAGTCGTCCTCGTCCCAGAACAGCGCCTTGATCTGGCACATCTCGTCCCAGGTCGGGCAGCGGTCACGGCGACTCACGCTGACGTGCTCCCAGCCGAGACCATCGCTGGCAATGATGCGCAGCTTCTGCTGGTGCTTCAGCGGAACGATGAAGCAGCCATTGCGCTCGTCGCCTGCAGGGTAGCCAGGCAACTGCACACGGTACTTGTCAGGGCATTTGAAGGTCATCCCACAATCCTCCCATTCCACTCCTTGCGCAACTGCTCGACATATTCGTCGCCCAGGCTGCACATCTTGGGGTTGGCCAGAATCTCGCGGCTGGTGTAGACGTGCGCGTCGCCTTCACCGTTGGCCACGTCGCGGCCTTCGATGACGTAGACGGCCGTCCAGTCGTCAAGGCCGTCCTTGCGCTGCCAGGGCACCAGGTCAGGATGCAGGACGTGGCTGTCGCAGGCCTGGCGCTGGAACTCGACCGGAATGCCATCGGCGTCGTGGCGCTCGCAGCGCCAGGTGCTGTCGTCCTTGGCCGTGCTGTGCGCGCAGGTGCGGCAGTTCACATGCTCGGTGGTCTTGGTCTCGTGGCAGAACTTGTAGGCGTCGCAGAACTTGCACTGATACCAGCTCGGGTCGGTGCTGATCGGCTCAGGCATGCGGTCGGACAGCGCCAGCCTGCGGCCACGCTCGACGGCCTTCTCGGCTGCCGCCTGGTCGTAGTTGATGCGCTCGGTGTAGATGCGGTCGTCGTCCTTGCAGACAGCCAGGTACAGCGCGCGGTCGATCTCGGTGCCGTGCATGTAGAGCTGCATCTGGACCCAGTGCTCGGGCTTGGACTTCTCGACACCGTTCTTTTCCAGGTCGGCGAACGACTTGGCGCTGTGGGTCTTGAACTCGGCGATGTGGCGCTTCTTGGGCGCTTCAGGCACGCCAGACTCGATGATGGCGTCGATGCTGCCTGACACATGCGCACCGAAGTCCACGCGAGTCTGCTGCCGGCCGGAGCCACGCACATCGAGGCCGATGGCGCGCAGGTCCGACACGATGGTGGCCTCCTCGTTCTGGCCACGCCGGAACAGGCGCAGGATGCGGCCAGGGAACTTGGGCTGGACAGCCCAGCGAAATGACAGCCACAACCACCTGTCACATGGGTGACCCAACTGGCTGCAGCCCATGTGCGGCCTGGGCGGCTCGGCCAGGCTCTCGTGGTGCTTGTCGATCAAGGCCTGGATGCTATGATTTGGCTCGGGTATCTTCATGGTGCCCGGTCTCCTTCTGAGTGGTTGCCAATGAGGTTGCCCCAGTCCTCTCACGAGGCTGGGGCTTTTCTCTTCTTACTTCTTGGCCCAGGGCGGCGCAGCCTTGGCAGGCGCAGATGCTGCCGGAGCTGCTGCAGGCGCAGAAGCCTGGAAGGCCGGCGCAGCGCCACCGTTGATGGCGCGGTAGGCCTTGACCTCGTTGCTGGCGTCGTAGGTCTTGCCGGTCTTCTCGTCGGTGCGCTTGTCGCGGATCGCCAGCTTGATGTTGACGTTGCCACCGATGAGCTGGTCGGTGTCGTTGACCTTGGCCAGGCCGATGGCGCGCATGATGTCGCCAAGCTGCTGGCGGCCGATCTCCTCGGCCTTGGCGCTCGCGTTCTTGATGTTGAGGTTCGAGAAGATCACCCGGCCCTGGTGGCTCGGCCCGGTGATGTCCAGGCGCAGCTTGATGTACTGGCCGGTGCCGTCGTTTGTCGGCTTCAGCTCAGCCTGGGTGATGGTCGCGTTGTAGAAACCCTCCGGCAGCGGCTCAAAGCTGCCGCCAGTGCCTTGTGGGAGGTCGTTCGAGTCAAAGGTTTGTCCGAGAAAAGCCATGATGATTACTCCTTGGTGGTTGTGGGTTCAATGGTGAAAGAAGGGCGGCCAGGCTTGGCCGTGATTGCTGCTGCCAGCGGCTTGGTGATGGCCTCGTCGGTGGACTTCCAGATGGCCATGTTGATCTCCGGCTTCCACCGGAACAGCGTCGAGAGGTGATTGGTCAGGCCGAACTCAGCGGCCAGCTCCTGCACCTTGTCGGCGTCTACCTTGCGGTCGATGCGGCCGACGATCTTGACCTTGAAGCCTTCGAGCGCCAGGGTCTCGGTGCCTTCGGTATCGTCCCGGATGTTGGCGATCTTCCTGATCTGGTCCTCAATCTTGCGGCGGTCGGCAGTGGCGATGGCCTCGCTCTCCTTCGCAAACAGCCACATCTTGGCCAGCTCTTCAGCGTCGGTCACGCTCTCAATCAGCTTGCCGGTGTTCATCATTTCCTTGATGTTCATGCCTTGCCTCCGATCTTTGCAAACGCTGCGCTCAGGTCCGGCGCTTCCCACATGTCCAGCTTCCCGCTGCGGTCCTTGGCAAGCCACAGGCCGTCGCTGTCGCACATCAGGGCGCGCTGGGTGTTGCCATCGCCATCCTTCTCGACCCGCAGCGCCAGCACCTCGTCGAAGAAGTACGGCAGCGCCTGGCCGGTCTTGTTGCCAGGCATCGATGGCGCATACAGCACCCGGCCCATCTCGTCCTGTGTCTTCTCCAGCTTGGCGCTCATGTAGACGTGGCGGCCAGGCAGGTCGCGGAAGGCGCGAATGATGTCGGCCATCTGCTCTTGCATCGCACCGTAGGCCTGGCGTGGGTCTTTGGTCGCCTTCTTCTCAGCGTTCAGCACCACCTCGGCGATCTCGCTGATGGAGTCCAGCGCCACCGACTTGTAGGCCTTGGCGTCGTCCGACTCGGTCAGCCATTTGTAGGCCTCCTGCAGATCGGTCATCGATGCGATCTCGATGAAGGGCAGGTCTGCGTCCTGAATGGACAGCAGGCCGCCTTCAGCCGACAGCACGATGGGGCTGGGGAGGGTCTTGATCAGCGAGGTCTTACCAGCGCCGGCCTGGCCATAGACCAGGACTTTCACACCGTTGGCAGACAGGCTGCCGGTGGTCTTCACGTTGATTGCCATGAGTGGCTCTCCTTCTTGGGTTGCTGCGCCTTCGGCCAATTCCTTTCGCGCAGTGGTTGCATCTTAAACCAGAAATCTGGTACAGTGCAAGCACCCCCGCAAAAATATTTTCAGAGGTGCAACATATGATGACTGTCGAGCAGATCAAGAAGAGGCTGGAGGATGCCAACCTCAAGCGCGTGGCCGAGAATGCCGGCGTCCACCCGGCCACGGTCTACAGGTTCATGCAGGACGAATCCAAGCCCCTGTACGAGACGGTCAAGGCGCTGTCGGACTACCTGACACGCCAGGAGGCCGCAACACATGGCTGACCTGTCCAAAGTCCTCGGCGGCCCTTGGTCGCCACCACCAGAAAAGAGAATCGCACCACCTGAAGAACAACTGCGCGACGCCATGCTGGCAGCCGGCCTGGAGCCACCAGATGAGCTGCTGCTGGACGGCAAGATTCACAGGTTCAAGTCCGGCACGAAGGGCAGCGGCAGTCACGGAGGTGACAAGCCAGGCTGGTATCTGATCTTCGGCGATGGTGTGCCGGCCGGCAGGTTTGGCTGCTGGCGCGCAGGCGTGGAGGTGACCTGGCGCGCTGAGGTCGGCCGCAAGCTGACGGCCAGCGAGGAGATGGCCCACGCCAGGCGCATGGCCGAGGCCAAGGCGCTGCGCGACGCCGAGCTGGAGCGCAAGCACGAGGTGGCAGCGGCCACGGTCGAGACGATCTGGACCTCGGCCCAGGCGGCCAGCCCGGACCATCCCTACCTCAAGCGCAAGGGCATCGGCGTGCATGGCGCGCGCGTGACCGGCGACGGCCGCCTGGTGGTGCCTCTGTATGGTCAGAATGGCGCGCTGGCCAGCCTGCAGTACATCGCACACGATGGCGGCAAGCTGTATCACCCAGGCGGCGAGGCTGGCGGCAAGTTCTGGATGATCGGCACGATGGACGAGCCAGGCGTGCTCTATGTGGCCGAAGGGTTCGCAACAGCAGCCACGATCCACGAGACGACCGGCCGGCCCTGCGTGGCGGCCTACAGCGCCAGCAGCCTAGTGCCAGTTACAGGCATCATGCGCGAGATGTACGGCGCGACCCAAGACATCGTGATCGTGGCCGACCACGACAAGCACGGCGTGGGGCAAAAGTATGCCGAGCAGGCGTCGGCCAAGTACGGCGTGCGCGTGGTTGTGCCTCCAATCGAAGGCATGGATGCCAACGATTATGCCCAGGCAGGACACGATCTGGCCAGCCTCCTGACGCCAGCCAAGACAGACTGGCTTATCGCGGCCGACGACTTCTCAGCCCAGCCGGCCCCGATCTCCTGGCTGGTCAAGCGCTGGCTGCAGAACAATGCTCTGATCATGGTCCACGGCCCATCGGGTGGCGGCAAGACCTTCGTGGTGCTGGACTGGTGCCTGCGCATGGCCAGCGGCGCGCAGGAATGGTGTGGCCACAAGGTCAAGGCCGGAAACGTGGTCTACCTGGCCGGCGAAGGCCACCACGGCCTGCGTGGGCGCGTCGCAGCCTGGAAGCACCACCACCAGGCCGGACACCTGGCCATGTGGCTGTCCAAGGACGGCTGCGACCTCAACACCCCA